ACCGCTATGGGCGATACTGCTCATAAGTTTACTAAGGGTCTAGAGGCATCAACAATCACATTAGATCTATTAAACGATACAGCTGCATCAGGTGCTAACGCAGTTACTGCAACCTTAGCGGCAGCCTGGGGTACTACAGTGCCACTAGTAATCAAGCGCAGTTCAGCAGCTATAAGCACTACCAACCCAGAGTACCAAACCACAGTGCTTGTCAATAACACACAAGACTTAAATGGTGCTGTTGGCGACATCTCAACACAAAGCATTACATTTACTTGTAACTCAGTTATAGTAGTTGACGTAACACCTTAATTAAGGAGTAGTAATGGCAAAGCTAAAGATAACAAGGGCTAATGGTGAAGTATCTGAGCATAAGATAACACCAGGTGTCGAGTACGCTTTCGAGTTAAAGTATGGCGCAGGAATTAGTAAAGTCCTACGTGACCACGAACGGCAGACTGAGATTTACTTCTTAGCGCATGAGTGTTTACGTAGGGCTAACGTAACTGTACCTATTTTTGGTATTGAGTTTATTGACAGCTTAGAAACTGTCGAGGTATTAGACGAAGAAAAAAAATAGTACAGCGTGATTCTACGCTCTATGCGATAGCAAGTTTATCTGTAGAGCTAGGAATTGCGCCTAGTGAGTTTATTAACATGGACTCAGAAATGCTAAGGGCTATTGTGCAGGTGTTAAGCGATAGAGCAAAGGAGATCAAAAATGCCCGTAGTCGTAAACGGCGTTAGAGAGTTCCTTAAAGCAGTAGATGAAATTGACGAGGATATGTACAAGAACGTCAAAGACAGTCTTAAAGCACCTATGATTAAAGTTGCATATAAAGCAAAACAATATTTACCAAGTGAGCAAAATGTACTAAGTGGCTGGACAAAATCAGCAGAGCCACAAGAAGGACAGCGCAGACCATTTCCAGCGTACGATCAATCTACAGCTAGAAGCGGCATTAAATATAAACTTGGCCCTAATAAGAAAAACAGAAAAGGCTACTCAGTTTATAACTACGTATCTAATGAGTCAGCACCGGGTGCAATCTATGAGACTGCAGGCCGTAAGACACAAGGCTCACAAGGTGCATCACTTAACCCAGATGCAGGTGTGCAATTTATACAAGCACTGCCAAAGGTAGTAGATGCAACACTTGCAGGATCTGTAGGTCGTAGAGGTCGTAAAAATAAAGGTCGCGTAATCTATAAAGCATGGTCAGAGGATCAAGGTAAGATTTACGAAGATCTAAAGAAAGCAATAGATCAAGCCATATTTGAGTATTACAAAAAGTTACCTTTAGAGAAAAAAGGTCAAGTACTAGGATTTTATAAAGAGCGAGCAGCTCGTGGATTTACGGGAGTATAACTGTGCCTACCTTAGTAGTATCGGCTCTTAGCACCTTTGATAACAAAGGATTAAAAAAGGCTAAGAAAGAAGTATCAGCCTTTGATAAACAGATAAAAAGTTTTGCCAAAGTATTTGCCACAGCCTTTAGCGTTACAGCTTTAACTAAATATAGTAAAGCGGCAGTTAAAGCATTTATGGCCGATGAGAAGGCTGCTAAATCTTTAGAGCAACAATTAAAAAACACTGGCTATCAATTTAGCGCACCAGGTGTAGAGCTGTATATTGCTAATCTACAAAAATCTACAGGCGTATTAGATGATGAATTACGCCCAGCATTTCAAAGATTATTAACAGTAACAGGATCTATAACTAAAAGCCAAGATGCATTAAGTACTGCATTAAACGTAAGTGCGGCCACAGGTAGATCTTTAGGTGAAGTTACTACAGCTCTATCACGTGGCTTTGCAGGTAACACTACTGGTTTAAGTAGATTAGGTGCTGGTCTAAGTAAGACATTACTAAAGACTGGCGACATGAATAAGATCATGGAAGAGTTAAATACAAAGTTTGCAGGTCAATCAGCGGCTAGATTAGATACTTACGCAGGCAAAATGGATTTATTAAGAGTTGCATCGGCTAACGCATCTGAGACTATAGGAAAAAGTTTACTAGATGCACTAGCAGCATTAGGCGATGATAATAGTATTGAGGGCTTAAGTAATAACATGGAAGATTTTGCTACAGCCACAGCTGAAGTTATTACAGGCTTAGGCATAGTAGCTGAGAGACTTAAAAAATTAACAACCATACCTGGAATTGGCAATATATTTAATGTAAAAAATATTCCAGTTTTAGGTGGTTACATTGGCGGCTTGCAGCAACTAGGCAGAAACGCTATGCCACAGCAAGATCGTGGCGGCCAGGAAAGAACAGCAGGCCGTATAAATGCTCAACAAAGAAAATTAGAAGCGCAAATAATAAAAAACTCTGTATCATTACGTAAGCAAGAAAATGATTTAATGAAGAAAAAGACTGCCGTAGATCAATTACGAGACAAGTTTGACTTAGAACGCATAGGACTCACAGCTGCACTAAACGCTGCTACAGATGAAGAGACTAAATTACGCCTCAAAGCACAGTTAGCCATTCTAGACAATAACGAAGCTTTGGCTAAGAAGTTACTAGCAGAGATGGAAGGCACTAAAGCCACAGTAGAATTAACAACACAATTTTATGCATTAAGTGAAGCTACTAGAGCATTACTAACTAGCTTTGGCGTTAGTCCATCACAGATAGGCCCAGGCGGTACTATCATAGGCGGTGCAAATGGTCGCATAGGTAACCTTGCAAACACTTCTATAAATAACCCTAATTTTGCATCTAGTAGTGCAGGTATGGATTTAGGTTTAGCACTTGGATTTACGCCAGGCAGTAGAACAAATGCCGCACCTACAGAAGTTATAGTAACAGTTAACACTGCTAATGCTGGTGACAGATTAAGCCAAGCTATTGCAGAAACTATACAGATTGCTACTAGATCAGGATACAGCACAGTACCTGCAGGATTTTTATAATGGCAATACCAGTAATAAATGCCATAATTAACTTTGGCACTGGCCCATCTTTTGCTCAGGCGATGATTATTGACCAAGGTAAACTAGGAATAAACGTATTAGCCGGAACACCACCAGCTATTGTAGATGTATCTAATCAAGTTAATCGTATTGAAACTAATCGAGGCCGTACTGCATTATCAGATCAATTCCAGACCGGCGCACTTACTTTACGCTTAGTAGATCAGAATGGCGACTTTAATCCGCAGAATGTTACTGGCCCGTATTATAATTTATTAACACCTATGAAAAAGGTGCAGATTACTGCAACCTTTAACAATGTTACTTACCCTATCTTTTCTGGATTTATTACTTCTTATGTAACTACCTATCCAGGTGAATCTGCAGAAGATGTAGCGATAACAACTATACAAGCTGTAGATGCATTTAGATTAGCTCAGGTAGCACAGATCAGCACAGTTACAGGTGCTACTGCAGGCGATCTAGCAGGCACACGTGTTAATCAAATATTAGATCAAATTGATTGGCCAGATACTATGCGTGATATAGATGCAGGACTTACTACTATGCAAGCAGATCCTGGCACTAATCGCACAGCACTGCAAGCATTAACTACTGTAGCCACGTCAGAGTATGGTGCTTTATATGTAGATGCTTCTGGCTCGTTTGTATTTCAAGATAGATCCGTAACTGTTACCTCTATCGGCGCTACACCCACAGTCTTTGCAGATAATGGCACAGGCATAGATTATTTTGATGCCAGTTGGATTCTTAACGATGTGCTTATATTTAATAAATGCACCATTACTAGGGCCGGTGGCACAGCGCAAGTAGCATTAAATCAAGCATCTATAGATAAATACTTTTTACACAGCTACTTCTTAGACAACCTACTTATGCAAACAGATGCAGTAGCCCTAGATTACGCTCTAGCTTATACGGCTAGTAGAGCTGAGACGAGCATCCGAGTAGATTCTATAGTTTTAGATCTATACACACCTAGTTATGACACAGGTGTAGTTGCAGCTTTAGACCTAGATTTCTTTGATCCCATAACCATTATAACTACCCAGCCAGGTGGATCGTTGCTGGAGAAGACCCTACAGATTTTCGGTGTGCGTATGAATATAACACCGAATAGTTGGAAAACAACCTTTACAACACTAGAACCTGTCATAGATGGGTTTATAATAGGCAACGTAGATTATGGGATTTTAGATACCAGCGTCTTATCTTACTAAGGAGTAACAAATGGCAACAGGATTTCCAGCAGTAACAGGTGATGTACTTACCAGTGCTATGTTTAATGGTTTAACAGCCTTTACAGTGGGTGCTGCAAACACAGTAGATTACACAGCTGTACTTAATGACCAATATCAAGTATTACAGTTAATGAATAAAGCCACAGCAATAGCATTTAAGATACCAACAGATGCGTCTGTAGCGTTTGCAGTAGGCACAGCAATTACAGTATTAAATATTGGCGCAGGTGTTTGCACAATTAGTGCAGTAACAGCAGGCACTACAACAGTATTAAGTTCAGGCGCAGTAGCGGCATCACCTACTCTTGCACAATATAAATCTGCAGTGTGTATTAAAACAGCTGCTAATGCTTGGTATGTAGTGGGTGGTATTGCATAATGATTGGTAATATTGTAGCCGGCATACAGGATAAGTTTATTCCACCAGTATTAACTGTAGATTATCTTGTAATTGCAGGTGGTGGCGGTGGTGGCTGGGCTATTGGTGGCGGTGGTGGTGCAGGTGGGTTTTTAAGTAAACTCTCACAAACATTATCTGCAAGCACAAATTATACTTGCACTGTTGGTGCAGGTGGCGCAGGTGCTACAGGTAGTGGAATGTTTGGATCAAAGGGTAATACTTCAACATTTAACACAGATAACCGCACAGGTGGTGGTGGTGGTGGTAGCACAGATCCAGGATATAGAGATGGTCAAGTCGGTGGTAGCGGCGGTGGTGGCGCTTTATATGGCGTTGCAGGTAATGGTGGTGCAGGTAATGAAGGCGCATACTCACCAGTAGAAGGATATAACGGCGGTAATGGACAACATGGGCCGTTTGGTGGTGGCGGTGGTGGCGGTGCATCTGCCGTTGGTGCAAACTGTTCTGGTTCACAAGCTGGTGCTGGTGGTGCTGGCACTGCAAACTCAATTACTGGATCATCTGTAAATTACTCAGGTGGTGGTGGCGCAGGTGCTTGGGATGGTTCAACAACTCCTGGCGCAGGTGGCGCAGGTGGCGGTGGCGCAGGTGGATTAAATGTAGATGGTACTGCTGGCACAGTTAATACTGGTGGCGGTGGTGGTGGTGGTGGTCGTACTGTGACAACAAACATTGATAAAAATGGTGGATCAGGTGGATCAGGTATTGTAATCCTTAAATATCCAAATACATTTACAATTTCTAATCCCGGTGGTGGATTAACATTATCTACTACTACAAGTGGATCAGATAAAATTACTAGTGTTACAGCTGGTACTGGAAATGTGAGTTGGGCATAATGGCACATTACGCATTTATTACAAATGGCATAGTTACTGAAGTAATAACAGGTATTAACGAAACAGAAACTATTGATGGATTAGATACTGAAACTTGGTATGGTAATTACAGAGGCCTAACTTGTAAGCGCACTTCATATAATAACAAAATTAGATATAATTATGCAGGAGTTGGTTTTACTTATGATGAGACTGCAGATGCATTTATAGCACCTAAACCTATATGTGGACATTCTGAATTAACACTTAATCAAAACAATTATCGCTGGGAATGTGCTAACGCAGAGCATGAGCTTTACTAATGAAGCCTTGGCTATGTGCAGCTGGTACACAATTAAGAGACCAAATTGATACCTGGTACGCAGATCGTCGCTCTACCTCTGATGGGTGGCTGGGTGATGCTCGTCATTCCGCCAGAAAATCGGATCATAATCCAGATGCAGACGGGTGTGTACGAGCCATTGATGTGGATTCTCGCTTGGATTCATCCGAAGGGCTCTCAGTATATTTGGCTGACCAGATCAGAGAATGTGGTAAAACCGATAAGCGCATATCTTACGTAATCCATAACGGCATGATTGCTAGCAAGATATTTAATTTTAAGTGGCGTAAGTACAAGGGCTTTAACAAGCACACAAAGCACATACATATAAGTTTTACAAAGTTAGGCGATAAAGATAGCAAGCCGTTTGATATACCACTACTAGGGGGTAACATATGAAAATCAGCAATAAGCAGAAAGCAATACTTAAATCATACTTTAGGGGTGTACTTGTATCATTCTTAACATTTTTAGCTAGTAATGAGCTAGGACTAGATCCAGTTATATCAGTAGTAGTGGCCGCACTTGCAGGCCCAGCAGCTAGGGCTTTAGATAAATCCGATGATGCTTATGGCCTCGGTGCAGATGAAGCATGACACCAGGCGAGTGGGTCGCTTTAGCCGTTGGCGTATGCGC